ACCAGCCACAGACTTACCAAATGAATACTTTTTTGAGTTATCTCCAGCTAATTGGAAGTCATGACCCCCACACTTCTTACATGTTAATTTATTTTGCTCTTGTAGTTTAGCCTCACGTTCTTGTTGCTTAATTTCACGTTCAACTTGTTTTTCTTCTTTAATTTTTGCTACAGCTTGTTGTAAATCTATATCGGCTGTTATACCTAAACGCTCACGCTTCAATGTATCAAGGGCGTACTTACTAGCTTCAGGGTTTTTAAATCCCCATTTCCCAGATTCCCAAATTGACATTGCGTTATATTCGTCCCAATTAAAGTTTAAACGTTTTTCTGTTCCTAAGTTACGGTATTCCATTGCTGGTGTTTTTTGTGCCATTGGACTTCCTCCTTTTTTAATTTATACTTTATCTTAACTTTATAATAATTATACTAAATTAACACACAAAAGCCCCTACTTGATTGTAAGGGTTGTTAGTTTAACTAAATTGTATTGTGTTGTTTTCTGAATCATACTTCACAGACTTAAAATCTGGAAAAATACCAGCTTCACCCGTATCTGAATTATTAATCAAATAAAAGTTATCATTCATCGAACTAATAGTCTTTTTTAAGTCGTCTATATTCTCCACAACAATATTATATGCTGGGGTAACAAAAGCGTTTAAACAAAGTTCTGAATCACTCAACTTTAAAACTGTGAAGAATTTTGTAATTCCAAAACCAACAAATTCAAACCTTGTTTCCTTATTAGTATTATTCAATTCATCTAATACAGCTGTCTTTTTCATAATTACACCCTTTCACGGTCTACGTACCAATTGCACAACTTGAGTATACTACTTATCTTCAAATGTGAGATTGTAAATATTCTTGCACAAATCTTTGACCCCAGATATCGAAACAGCAGAGGCTGCGATTATAGTAAAATAATCTGGCATCGACTTAATAATACTTGATAAAAAAAGTGATATGGGGACAGCAGACAACAATATACTTTGCCAAAATAAATCAAATTTATTTTTTTCATAAAAGCTTTGTGTCATTATCAGAGACTGCCATATAAATAAAAAAGCTATTATACTACTAAAAGTTATAAAAGGAAGTTTCAAATTTTTATTAACAAAAAAAATAAACGCACTAGTATAAAAACCAATAACTAAAGTATCAAGGCATATTTTTATCTTAGAATCCAAAGGTTGTGAAGAAAAATCACGAGCTAAATTATTAATAGGTTTAATAAGAGAAATTAGGTAAAAGAAAAAGTAAAAAATAAAATCGGAAACATAAATTATTAAAATAGAAAATAAGCATAATATTGTAATCATTTTGCACCAAACAATCTAGCCCAAAAGCCACGGTTATTCTTAGCTTGAGACTCTTTTAACTCATCTTTTAACTGATTAATAAGCTCATCTTTATCTGAATCCTTATCTTTAAGTGGCTCTATTAGTTCTAATTTATTACTCAATGAGTAGTTAGATTGAATTAAAGACGCAATAGTTCTCTTCTGTTCTTCAATATCAGACCTATAAGCCTCTTTATCCTTTATTAGTTCTTCAATACGCTTATTAAGCTCTTCATTAACAGCTATTAAACTATCACCATTATTACTAGTTGTATGTGATTCTAAATTACTATTAAAATAATCTCTGATAGCCTTTTCTGTATCTTTAGGTATTAATTTCTTATTACCGTTCTTTATTAATGTATCTGATAGCTCTAATTTAGTAACTAATTGACTGATTCTACCAGCTGACACATTTAATTCTTTAGCTAATTCTGTACCACTTAATAAATCTTTAGTCTCTTTATTAATCATATATAACCTCTTAATTAGTAATTTAACTATGATTATACACTATCATCTGCCACCAGAAACGGAAACCGCGCGACAATCAACCGCCACCACAACAATTAAGCTCGCCCGTGGTTATTATTATCATAAATTATCTGAATTATTTATATAAATCAGTAAATACAATAAAAATAATAGTTGTTTTTTGTTGTGATACATGCTTGTTAGAATCGAGGGATTGAGTGGTTGAGCTTAGAGTTTTCCCTACCATTTAGATAGAGAAAAACTAGCGTTACATCTTGCCGTCATCTCGGTCAATCATGTATATCACTGTCATACGAGTTCTACATTTCTGTAACTGAATCAACTAGACTACTTTTCGTCTACACTCTCAAATTATGCCCTGAAAGCTCTTATATCATTGTTTTGCATAATGCTAATAACATAAGATTGATTAAGCTCCGCATGCCGTAACACGCTCATAATACCTAACCCACGCCCTTAATGGTGGCGCTCACCTACTACTATCCCACTAGTATGACTATAGCTTATGGATAGCGCCTTAGGGTTGTGAAGTAGTGCAAGGTACACTTGTCTATTTTTTCTACAGATATATAGCAATTTGGCTCTTCCGAATAACACTAAGGCTATTACTCCCCTACATGTCATATATCTGATATCTCTTATAGTGTTTGTCTTCACTTTTTCCGAATAACCCACACGCTGAGATAAGAGATTGCTCTAAGTCGTTTTTGTATACCGTGGGTGTTCAACTATAAAACAAACAAAAAAGGTGTACTCTTAGCGCTTAAGTCCTTGAATACACCTTTTTACAGTTATATAGTTTCTATCCACTTTTATCATTAAATGACTTGATAGTAAAGTAAATTCCATGTATAATAATATATATACATAAGAATTAATAACTTACTTGGCGGTTAGTTATTAATTCGAAACCCATTCCTTATAAATGGTATTTTCAAGTCCTAAGCATTTGCGGTGCAAAGGTCTTTTTTTATTTGATTATTTATAATGGTATTATAACATAAAAACGGTTACTTTTCAACTAGCCCTAATTGGTCTATGAATCACCACACCTAAATTTCACAATGTGACTATGTGGCTCTGACAACGTTTCTAAGGCTATACCAATTTATATAAGGTAAATTTCACAAGGGTATCTCTGAAACGCCTTGAGGGACGTACTACTTTGTATAACCGCCCTTATGTTAACCTGATTATTTTTTTAATTGGTATATTCAAGTAGTAAATAGTTATTTTTACACATAAATACCAAAAACCCCAACAACTGACTATAAAGACAATTACTGGGGTTTTTGGTTTGGGTATTGAAAAACAATTTGCACTATTATATGATATATTCATTCAATATATTTTGTTCTTACCATGCTATTAAGTGGGGACTGAATTACATGGTGAGTATTATCGACTGAATAATATACTAAGCAATCTTGTGAACAGATGAATACAATTCATTTGATAGTGAGATTGTTTTTTATTTCAAATTTACAATTAGCAAAACGACAAATGTCAATAATGCCAATGTTGTTGTTACTACTTTAAAGCATAGATTAACGATTTCAGTTGTGTTCATAGAATTTCAACTTTCTAGTCGCTCTAAACCTCTACATAGAGGCATTACACTCCAATTACTTAGTGTAATAAAGTTTACCTCAATTAAACAATTATACAAGGACCAAAACTGTCTTCACATACATTTCCGTGATAAAATCAAGTCATAGCTTAATTCACAAGCTAAAAAAATAAATAAATTTCACAAGCGGTTGATGCGAACATTCAAAACGTTGATATGAAGGCTTTTATAATGATTGTTTCGCATAATAATAATTATAAAAAAACTAATGAAAGCCTTATATATATAGACTTTAAGCTAAATTAGTTTGTGAATTAATTTTACTTATTTTTTTAAATTTAAAATTTTGTTCGTATTTATGTATATATTATCAAATAATTTTTGTATAATATTCGTTATAAAAACTTGCTCTAATTTCTTAAATTGTTGCATTATAAACACATGTGATATACAATTTAAGTATAGAAAAAGCCACGTACTGATAATACGTGACTTATGCCAAACACCTAAGCGGTGACACGGTTGCAAAGTTAAGCTAAATAATTAACCACTCTGACCTTCGCACAGTTGAGTGGTTTTTATTATCACTTTTTTAGATGTCTTGGTTTGTATTTATCGTTAAATAAATACTTGTCTAACATCTTTTTACCAACATGAGTAGCAAGACCTACCACAATGCTAAGTAAAGCTGATAACAATTGTTGTTGACCATTTCGTAAGATTTCCCATAGGATTACCTCCAAAATCTGGTCACCACTCAACTGATTGGCATAAATTTAGTATATCATCTTTTAAATCTTCATATTCCTTTTTATGTTTCATTCCGTTTAATATTGTAATAAATAAGTTAAGAGGCTTTATATAAATCCATAATTAATTTTTATTAAATAGAATTAATATTTTGTTTATTTTTTTAAAAATTACAATACGCTATAAAAGTGACTATAACTTATATTTATTACCTTTTAATTATATTACATCTTATTTTATAAAAATTCTACTTCACACATTATATACATCAATGTAATATTTATGTATTAAAAAAGCACCCAAACACAAATTAATGTGTCTGAGTGCTTTTAGTTATCCATTTTTGTTGTTTTAATTTGCATTAGTCGTTAGTGTCAAAATGTGATAACCATTAGGCTCTGTGGCTCTTTGTATGTTCTTAATCGTGTATTTAGTTTCTGAATCATCAACATGGAAAACTTTACTAGTATCAAAATTTAACTGGTCTAGTGGGTCATTAGCTATTTTTCTGACTGCGAATTGCGTGTCATATTTAGCGTTATAAATTTCAATTGAAGTCACTGAGGTCATATTTGTTGAATATAAGGCTGCTGGTCTGCTCCACGTCTCTACTTGCTCTGTACCACTCATACCGTTTGGATAGTCAACTCTTTTTGATTCTGTGGCTGTTATCTTGTGTGTGAAACGATAACTTGAGCGCCTGAGCTTTTCAGCTTTTGATTGATATGCCATTATTCTCCCCCTTTATACATGTTTCTGATTGAATTGAGTAGTACCATGCTCTGAATCCCAAATCCAGACTGCTCAACACTCCCGAAGTATAATGATGAGACAATACTTCTCACTGCTTGATTAAGGATATTTTCATTAGTCTTTGCTACCACGTCCGCTAGTGTTCCACCTTTAACAGTTTTTGAAACGATATAGTCCTGTGCAAAATTGATTAGTGATTCAATCTGCGCCTTTTCTGATACATCTAAATGTAATTCATTAATAATTGTGTCCGCTGTTACAATTGCCATATTTTCACCCCTTTTATATACATAAAATCCTTATTTTATTGCTCATATTTCTGAGCTATGTACCCCTCCAGATACGGCTAGAGGGTTTTTAATTACTTAGCTGTTGCGCCAAATGTGATAAATACACCAGAATCACTGTCTGCGACCTTCATGTCGAAAAAGACTCCGCCGACTGCCACCGTGCTCAAATTACGATTCTCTTGATAGGTGAAAATCATGTTTTCGTTGATAGCTTCAACAATGAATGACTTAACGTCACCAAAGAATGCTACTTTACCCGCACCTAGTACATCTGAGCTAACTACTTCAACTGGATAACCACCAATTGAGCGCTTTGTTGCGTCTGTTGCCAATGGTTGCAAGACATAAGCGCCCGTTGAATCCTTAGCTTTATCAAGTTCTGCAAACATTTCAGCTGTCATGACAAAACTCTTGTTAGCGTCTGGATAATTCACAAATGAATCAGCATTGTATACGTCTTTGATTCCGTCAATGTCTGTCACTGCTTTAGGTGTGGCTGTCTTCAACAATGCACCCACCTTTTGTAGTCGTGTCAAGTCACGCATAGCTGTAATGTGTTGCAAAATAACACGTTGTGCTGACTTAGATGAGTGAGCTAATTGGTATGACATTGGCAATGCACCACTGTATAGCTTTAAATCAAAGTTCACTTCTTGAATTGCTGGTACGTCTACTGAGGCTGTGTCTGCGTTTTCTGCTGATACTTCTGCAAATCCCTTTGTTGCATGTTTAACAACTGGCAATGTAACGTTATTTGAATCAACTGATACCGTATTAATCAATGACAATACACCAGTTGAGGCTTGTGGTTGATATTGTTCTGACAAAAGCTCTTGTGGGATAATTGGCGCACCGTTTACTGTTGTCAAGTCACGCTTTTCAATTTTTCCCTCTAAATAAGCATTAAAATTACGTACTTCTGTTGATTCTGTGTCTTGTGCTTTGTTAAATGTTTGCATGTTTCTCTTTTCCCCTTTTGGTGTGTTTTCTTCTTCTACGTCATCAGCCTCATCATCAGCTGAAACTGTTTGCTCTTCTGAATTATCTTGCTCATCTTCTGAGCTTGAATCACCAGCTTTTAAAGCTTCAACTTCTGCCTTTAAAGCGTCTAATTCTGCTTGTAAATCTGGTGTTTCTTCTTGTGTCTCTTCTGTCTTTTCTGACATGTCTTTTAGGCTCCTTTTTGCTACAATATCACTCGCTAAATAAGCGGGGATTGCCACTAGTGAAATTTCTTTCAAATTTTTAATTTTAGTAATTGTTCTGTGAGTTGAATCTTGCCAATCGTCATCTTGAACAATGAAACCAAAACTCATTTTGTTTATGATTCCCTGCTGTACTAACTCAAAAATATGCTCATCTGAGGGCAATAATTCCAAATTAAAAGACAAGCCTTTTTTATCAATATTTAGTGACAAATTTTTGCTCGTCTTACCCAAAACGTTATTAAAATCATGATTGTATAATGCAAATACATTTGATAAATCAACATTATCAAGTGCATGACTATCAACCGTTTCAATGAATCCCATATTTTCACTAGGACTATTGAATACAATTGCATAACCACTCAATAAGTGGCGTTGTTGATCTGTTTTTGCTCTAATTTCAACATCTGTTGTTAATGTATCAGTCAACTAAATTACCCCCTTATTCTTTAGTAATTGCTGTGCCTCATCAACTGGTAAAATACCAGCACCAACTAAATCAATAATTTGCTGAATCAGCTTGCTATTATCAAAATCAGTCAATGGTGTGAGGTCTAACCCAATTGAATCACTAATCTTTTCATGTAACTCACTTAAAATAATTGATAAATAATTATGAATCAGTGAATCTAAATATTGCTTTTCAATCATATCTACTGAGCTTTGAGCGTCATCACTGCCCGAATTTCCAACCTTTGAGCTTGGTATGTTAAAAGCTGTGGCGACACTATTCACTGAATCACTGAGTGTCTTTGATAGATTAATCAAATTATCATTACTTGAATCATTGGTAAATAGTTTTGATACCTTTACTTGTGAATCTGAAATAATAACGCTGTCATTTTCGTTAGCGTTCATAAACGCTTGTTTAATCTTTGCTTTTGTGTCATCTTCTGCGTCAGCCATTAACTCTAAATGTAGCTTAGGTGAGATAGATTCTTTTAGCACTGATTCAATCTGTTTGTTAGCTAATTGAGACTGCTCTAACACTGTCTTGAGTGATTCAATAGGGCTATGACCGATATACCTTTCAATGCCGTATGTCCCCCGATTCATAACAAAAGCTAACACTTGAGAACTGTCATAAATCCCTGAATTGTAAGGCTCGTCACCACTAGTGTTATTAATTGTGTATGTAACTTTACCCTTTTCATAATTTATAGTGACATCTGAATTATTAACCGCTGTAAGGTCTGTAACTACACCATTGACTGATTTACTAATCAACATGTAAGCGTTTCCGTCAATCAATAACGCACGGTAAATATCTGTAAAATCTGTCTTGTTTAGAACTTTGCTCTGTCCACCTGTGAATCTTGTTGCATTCATATCATTACTAATTGTTGATACTGCGCTTTGTAGCGCTGGCGTTGCGTTCACTGCTTGTTCACCACTGGTAACTAATGTAAAGCCATTTTGTGGCACAAAAATAACGGGTTGCGTTGGTGAAACGCTTGAACGCTCTTCTTTTTTGAATAGTCCCATAACTCTCCTTTTTAAAATTTATATTTTTGGTAGTAGTCGTCTATTTGTTGTTGATTCATACCACTGAAAAAATTGTTATCTGTATTATTTGTGTAGTCTTTCAAGGCATATTGTGCCTCAAACATTGCTATCAAAACACTATAGCAATTATCAATTTTATTTGAATATGTGTCTTTAACTACCTTGATACCATAGTCATTTCTGATAACTCGAGCATTCAACAAGGCGCTCTCTGTCACATTGTCATCACTCAAGATATGTAACTTGCCCTCAACTAACAACTGTTGTGTAAATAGGCTAGGTGGTGACATGAAAGGCGTGGTTTGCTTAACTGGTAACATGATTAAATCTGGTAACGCCTTATCAATCGAATCAGCTATATAATCAACTCCCCATGAATCATATAAAAATGTCACATTGTATTTTTCTTGTAGTTTTTGAATATGATTCACTAACCAATTAATAACCTCATCTTCATCAATAATGCCGTCACCTGTTGCAATATAAGCACGTCCTAATTTTTCGGCTTGTAAGTAGTCTATGTTGTCATGTTCTGATTTCTTTAAAATATCGTGGTCTTGCTGATAGGTTGGTACAAACGTAAATGAATCAACATAATAATGACCGTCTGGCATGACATATAACGTTGATATTGCTGTATTATCACCTGTTTTACTCAAATCAAGTCCCACATAAACAGATTCAATCACGTTATCAGGTATTTTCTTAACTTTAGCTTGTTCAATTAATTGAGCCGTTGTAAAGCTCTCATCTGTGGCACCATTTAACACGAATCGGTTCATAGATTTCACCATGAATTCACTTGAGCCACTATTTATATTCTTTTGTCGTTCAATCTTTAAGCCTGATATACGTGATTGTTTAATTGATTCAAGTTCTAATAAGGGATTGCTCTTAATCCATAAATCAAAATCATCTGTCATCATTTCATCATCAGAATCTTGTTCCCAAATCAGCACCAAATCCCGCTCATAAGATGAAAAATCATTTGATTCAATAGCCTTTGAATACTCTTGATAACGTTCAAAAAAAATGCGGCTTTGAGGGTTGCTCTGAGCCGTTGTGATTGCTATAAATTGTGAGTTTGGTAACCCTGTTTGTCCTGAGGTAACTGAATCTAGCCAATTTTTATCTTTTATGGCTAGTAACATAGCCTCATCTAAAACGAACGTGGTAAAATGTCTTGAATCCGTTGGTGTGCTTTTAGCTGAAAATCTATTTAATACTGAGCTTGTAGCTGTTACTCTCATCTCTTGTTTATTGAACTCAACTCCCAACTCTTTAAATAGGCTATTAAATAACCCTTTTTCCAATAACTCAAAATTGTATGACATATAACGATACAAAACTTTGGTGTGTTCTGTATCAATCGAACCTAAGCCAATATCTTTTGAAACCCCTTTGGCAAATAACAACTGAAACATGAGGTAAACACTTAACACTTGTGACTTACCTTGTGACCGTGCCATGCTGATATAGCTGTATTTGTATTTAACAGTACCGTCAACATTCCACCAACCAACTAACTGACTTAATATAAACTTTTGAAACGATACAAGTTTAAAATTCTCACCTGTACTTACATCTTTGAGCAATGAGCTAAACTTGAGTATTTTAGTGATTAGTTGAGGCTTGTATACGTATTGAAATGTATCATCTCTTACGGTCTTCTGTAAGTCATTCATGTGGCGCTTAACTGCAAATTTTATTTTTTCACCTGCAATAATTTCACCACTCAAAACTTTTAAACAATACTCAATACTAGGCTCATTAGCTCCATAATAATCAATGACATCACTATAATCATTCATCATCTGAGAACATCTCCATTAGTTTTTGAGCACTATCTTCACTATCAACTTGTGCTAAATTAATCAATGAGGCTCTTGAGGCTGGTGAGAATCCCAAAGCGGTTGAGGCACTTAATATTTTAGTGGTTGTATTTGTTATGACATCAGTGGCTGGATTCTTTTTAATCATGCCGTTATCAGTTGTATATGTTGCTCCCACGCTATTTAACGATTCATAGGCTGACTTTAAAGCCTGAATATTAATCACTAATGTCACTAAAATTGATTGGTCTGTATTATTGATATAACCTGAATTATTTAGCTGTTCTGCTAGGTATTTATATAATTTCTTTGAGGCTCTGTCTTTGATAAATGCTGGCGCTTTAGTGTCTAATTCATCAAATGACTTGTTTAAATCTTTAACTTTTTGTGTTCTCTCACGTTGGTATTTTCTAGCGCTTTTTGAGTCATCTAGCTTAATATTTTGTGTCATCATTTTCCCCCTTTGTTTGTTTTTTTGTGATTATATGTTATAATTTATTTATAATAAAAGTAATTAAAAAGCCCTTCCATAAAGGATAGGGCTATTTTTGTGTGGTCGTTTTTTTGCATAAAATAGTATGCTCAAAATGCAATTTTTTTCATAGAAAAGTCAACACTAGCTATGTGAAATAACATTAATATAATGCCCCCCACTATATTTTTTTATGTACGTCAAGGGAAAATCTAGGATTGAAACCCCTCAACATGTTTAACCGTGTAAAAAACCAACATGCCATCGTTGAAAAGCGGACATATCAGAAAAATTTGGAGAATAAAGAAAATAAGTTTGAACCTGTATTCTGACAGTTACATTAGGCATTGTTGACTCATTTGTCTTTGTGCTCAATCAATATATTTCATCAAATCATTTCAATTAATTCATCTCAATTAAATCACACGTTTGCGCACTACGTACTCATCTCAATCAACTCATCTCAATCAAATCATGTCATCAATATACTTACTAACTGTTAGTAAATAACTTTATCGTTTCAAGTTACTGACCTAAGACAACTCTATCATTGCCTTATATATTAATACATAACAACTATTGCAAAAATAACTATTTAAGCAACTTAATCCAATCATCTTTAGTCATTCTCTTTAATTGTTCTGTTGTCATTCTCTTCTCTATTGCTGTCTTTTTATTATGGTGTTCCCGATTCAATAACCATAAATTACTCTCATCTAATGCTCTACTCTCATCAATCAATCTAGGTACAATATGGTCTACTATAAGCTCACCCTTACCATACACAAGCCTATCAACGCTATCAGTGTACAAGTCCCTGACCTTAACTCTAGCGCTTAACCTAACCCACTGTGTAGACTGATAGAACGCATGTCCTAGCTCATGTGAATGCTCTGAGTTTGCGTATCTTGTATGTCTCTCACTTGCTCTATACCCTTGTGACACGCTGGCTAAACGTTTGCGTTCTGTCTCTTCGTCAACTGCTTTACTTGCCATTACAAGCTCATGTGTGTGACAATACATTTCATCAAAGGGTATTAATTTCCTACACCCTTGATATTTGCAATGCCTCATTTTCAAATCAATCACCCTCTTTTATCCCTATTTAATCTAGGAACGCTATTCTTAATACATACCTTAAATACAAGGTATACTCTCTCCCAAACAAAAAAATATTCTCTTCTCTCTTTTAAAACACCTAACTCCCATAGGTGTTTTTATTTTGCTCTCATGACTTCATCTTGATACACCTGTTGTAGTTCGTGCATTGAATCAATGAATTGATAACTGTTCTTTCTTTGTCCCTCAATGTCCCATTTTTCAATCACTAAATAATCATTGTCTACTTTTTCATCTAGGATATATTGAATCCACGACTTATCTTGATTAGCCTTGAGCCACTTCTGAACTTGTGACTGTTCTGCAATTGATAACAGATTCTCAAAGTGTGCCATATCTCTTAGTGATTCTAAATGTTCTTGCTCTTCACCTGTTAAAATATCTTTAAATGATGAATGCTTCTGAATCCAGCTCTCTAGCCTTTCAATCTTTTGATTAAAGTTACTGTTTGTCATATTAAGCAGTCTTTTAGTTTCTAATTCGCCCTCAGTAAACAACATCATAACAAACGCTTGAGAGGGTTTTGAAAATAGCTCAATGTTCTTTAATACTTGAACAACATTCCCCTTTTGTAGTTTTCTCATATCAGGTACTCTAATATCATCTATACTCAAAGCGTCTGATAATGTATAAGTCCCATTATCTGAATCTGATTGTGTTGTTTTATCAAATGATACTTGTGGCTGGTATACTCTGACTTGTTTAGTTTGTCCTGAATCATCTTCTAAGCGTTCTGTGGTATAAATTTTTCCGCCATTAACTTCATCATCTTTAACTTGCTTTTTAACTTGTCCAATTAACTTCTTTTGAGCGTCTTTATCGTTGCTGTAACGCTGTAACGTTGACACTTTAGCTCTACTTAAACGATTAAACAACTCACTGACAATTAGATTCTTAGTGTCTTCAAAATCGTTATATTCTTTGTTGTTCTGGCGTCCCAATTCTGAGCATAGCTTTTTAGTTTGTCTGTCTATTTCATCACTAAAATCTGTGTAAATTGCTTCAAATACTTCATTTGCTAATTCTGTGTTTACTTCTTTATTTTCCATTTTATTCTCCCTAGATTGAAAGAACAAACAAAAAATGCTACAATATTCATATAAACTTACTTGAGACATTTTCCTATGTTCTCTCCTCAGCACACAACGGATTGCCCTCTGTTATGTGCTTTTTATTTTCCTTTTTCTTCTGTGATTACTAATGTATTCCCATTTACATCTTGTAGCTTATTGCGCCTTAATTGACCGTTTCTTTTTATATTAATGTCATATTTTTTCCACCAGCCTGAATCGTTTAATGCTTTGAGTACACTAATAATATAAGTAACCTCTTCATCTCTGTTTAAAGGCATATTTTTACCATATATTTTTGGTCTAATCAGCATATTATCTAAATAAAAATTAGCTATATCGTTTAGCGTGGCTGTGTGTTTCGTCCATACATAATTGGCTATGAGTTCTAATGAATCAGGTGAGAAATAGTAATACCCTTTATAAGTTGTGAATCTCTTAAACACTTGATTAGCTAGTCCTACGCCCTCTATCAAACACAAAGCTGAATAGTTTAAAGGTGTGTCTTTTTTTATTTTTCTTAATCTATCAAATCTGGCATTTTTCAATGGTAATATTTCATAAATATAAGCTCTAAAATCATTGGCTCTGGCGTACTTTCGTTGTAAATTTAGTGGTAAATCATAATAACTAACACGCTTAATACAGTTAGATAGTATTAAAAGCTGTAATAAATATTTTTCTCTATCACTAACTTTATTTGTGCTATTAATAGTGTCATACCTAATTAAATAGTTACCAGTAATTGTATGGTATGTCTGTTTTGATTCTGGTAGTTTAATAGCTGACTTGTTGATAGTTAAAAGGGTTTTCTTTAGCCCTGTTATATGTTTAAAACTGTTCTCCATGTTATCTAATTCCATGTCATGAATCAGCTTTATATTTTGTTCTAAATAGTTCACATATTGACCTCTTTTCTGTGTTATTAGGTGTCGCATTCTTTGTGACAAAATTGGTTGTTTACTTATTTTTGTCACGTTTTTTCCGACACTTTAAAATTCTGTATCTCTTACTCTACCAACGGTTACATGGATATTTTTTAAAAAGTATTCTCAGATAGCATTACTACTAAGTATTGATAGATAAATATAAAATAATGACACTCACCCCGTTCGTGCCATTGCACTCAAAATTTTCAATTTTTCGTGAATAATATAATCTCTTTAAGTCATCATCATTAATAGACAACCTATAATTTTTAATCGTCATCACTCTTGTAGTCTTTCAAATATTCCTCTAGTGCTAGTTCTACAATCTGAGACTTTGGTACGTGTGTTTCTGCTTTAGCTTGATTCAATAACTTGATAACCTTATCATCAAGTGTGAACATTGTTCCTTTACGGTTTGCTGAGTTTGTCATAATAATTTTTTCCTTTCAAAATAAAAAGCCCACAAATTAATGTGAGCTTGAGCAATAAAATACGTTCTATAAGATAGACACTATGTGAGGTATGTCATACGCCTAAATTCATATACAAATATATCTCTACATACACTAATGGTCACGAGAGAGGGGTAAAGCATGATTTTTATTAAATTTAACCTTTTCTTAATACTTTTATAGGCACCATTATCCGTATAAAGCCGTTTAAGGCTATTAGAGACGTTTTAAATCATTTGATTATAATTTATACTAAAGTTGTTTTAAAGTCTCTTATGATTGAAACTGTGGACACAAAAAAGCCCCTACTTGATTGTAGAGGTTTTTATTTCTTAATCTCCATGGTCTTACCACAGTTTAAGCAGACAAATGTGTTTTTCTTTCCTTTCTTACCTGCAAAACCAACTGCACCACCTGCAATGAATCCTAATCCACCAGTCATAACACCTAGTCCAACTGAACCCGCCACAGACTTAC